AAAGCAGGAGCTGGAGTTCCGTAAGGATCGCGGAAGAAGAATGAACCAAATAGCTCACCGAAGGTATCAGATACTAGTCTGATATTGGTGATTTCGGCAACTGCATTACTACTTTCACCAACCAATCTTACATTAGAACCAATTAGACCAAAGAATCGCTCATCAGCAATATCGGCTAGTGAGTTGGTATCGATGTTTAGGATAGTTGTAGCAGAAGAATAATCTTCAGGAATCTGCTCTGATCTATCGTATGGGTTTGTTGTGAATACTCTTGTGGGTACGTTAAATGGACCAACCTTATGGTTTTGCTTAGCAACACGTGCAGAGAATACCTGTGTATTACCATTAAAGCCACGTACAGTCTCACCAACCTGGAATGTACCAGACCGCATAGAGATTTCGATTAGCTTAGGAATGATATCAATACCTGAAGAACCTTCAAAGAATGGGAAGAATCTAGTATGTGGGCGAATATTCTCGGCAGCAAAAGCTACATTGCGCTCACGCATGAACTGAGCAACCTCAATACCTTCAACAAATGTTCTGCTGAAGTCTGCATCACTCTCACCAAATACGTTGATTCTTCTGTTACCAATTTGCCTAGTAACGACAAAGTCATCAGAACGTGGATTTAGTAGAATAGAACCACGATATAGAATAACGTTAAATGGGTTAACGTTCTCTACACGAGAAGCTAGGGGTTGGTTGATCCACTCAACTTCAGAGTAGTCTAGAGTTACTAGATCACCAGTCTTGGTGGTCTTAGGATCAACTAGAGGTAGATCTCCTGAGAGGTCGATAGAATTAGCGTCAATGCCGCTTTGTAGCTGTAGCTGTAGTGGGGTGGTTTGGATCTCAGAAATGCACTGTAGGCGCTCCTGACCTGGGTTGAGAGAGACTCTAGTGTCGGGATTGTCTAGATCAATGAACTCCGTAGTTCTAAAGTCATCTGCAAAGAAACCAGACTTGAATCGGTTTAGACCATCGGCATCAACAACTTGTAGAGATTCGGTCTCACGCTCTAGTAGTGATAGTGAGGTAATCTCTTCTAGACTTTCAATACGATCCTCTAGAGCACCGATATCGCGCATTGTATAGCGACGGTTGTCGATAATCTTAATCTTAATATCTTCGATATCATAGACATAGGGAGGATACTCAATCTGAGCAATCTCCATTGCAGCTTCTGCGGCAGCAGGTAGCTCGGGATTCTCGGAAGGAGCACCTTGAATTAGCTTAAACTCACCCTGAGAATCTAGAACTAGGCGATCTCTTCTACCAACATAGTAGTCAAAGCCTAGAGTCATGCTCTCATTGGGAGTATTGACTAGGATTACAGTAGAACCAGAAGTTGCAAAGTCTCTAGAGTCATACTGGAATGGTGACTTAGGAGCCTGATCATCAAATACGAAAGGAGCAACACGAGGACGGAAGTCCAATGTGTCGCTAGCTCTTAGAGTGCCGCCCTTGAGCATTGGGACACCATCCTTAAATTGGACTTCGGAATAGCTGTTTGCGGTGTAGAAGTCACCACCATCATCTACAGGAACCTGATACTGATCGTAGATAACAAGTAGTTTCTTGTTAGGGGGTGTTACGTTACCGTTCCTTACGATACGAGAGAAGTCATAGAACTGCTCACGCTGACCCTTGTCTAGGGTGTATTTATCGGTAATGTCGTTATAGTTGCCCTTAGTGATTGACTGTAGGTTGGTCTGGATCTCAGACTCACTAAATGTTACACGCTCACCAACAGTAAAGTCAGCTTGAGTCAACAATACGGTCTTTATTGTAGAAGGTGTGGGCACTTCAACAACAACAGCAATAGCGCCAGACTCACGTCCCTCAATACGCTCACCGATGATTGCATTAACGTCTAGATCTAGACCATTTACAAAGCCTAGAACGTCTAGGACAGGGGCAGCAGAGTCTAGTGACTCTAGAACGGCGGTGACGTTTTCAACATCAGCAACATTTAGAGAGATTTCTTCGTCATCAACACGGAGTCCATAGAAATCATTCTGAACCATATCATACTCGGCTGTTGAGATGCCGGATGAAATCTTGTTGATTAGAAGCTGCTGTGAGCGAACTAGAACCTTGGTCTTTGACTTAATTGATGGTTTGATAGCAGTAACATTTACAGTTACCTGAGATGCAGAAGCCTGAGATAGTGCAGTAAATCTTACCTCATTACTATTGTTGATAATTTCTACCTGAGAGCTAGATACAGGCTCAATAGTACCGTCAGAATAGACAATAGAGTATCTTTCCTGATCAAATGCAGCAAACTTAGCGCCAAGGACGTTTGTAGCACTAACATCAACAGTTAGTTGGTTGTTAGTAATAACTTCATCTGTAATTTGAGTGCTGAATAGTAGTTGTGAATTGCTTAGGTTTACGCTGGATACGTTTATTTCGTCTAATTCTGCATATAGGAAGGAGTTCTCGGTGTTTAGAACACGAGACTCAGTGGCTCTTAGATTAATATTCCGAGCAGCAGTAGATGGAAGAGCTCCATTGCATACATTGGGAACAGAAGTAAGAGGACCAACCTCCATACTTAGTTCGTCATTAGGAACATCTAGAACCTCAGCTAGGCTTACTAGGTTGTCGCCATCTTGCTGATATGCAATAACATCACCAACCTTGAATGCACCAAAAGTTCTACCAGCACAAGTTACGGTAGAAGTGCCGCCACCACCAGCAGTGAATGAGAATGAATCAGAAGCAGTAAAGCCATTCTGGATTCTTGTGTAGAAGCGAGTATCGCAGCTAAATGCGGCACCAGCAGGAATCTGAGCGTCAACTGCGTTAGAATCCTGGAAGATAGACTTAACTTGGTTCTGAGCGAAGACTCTTACACCAGAAGTAGATACGCTGGTGGTCGTTGTTCCATTAATGGATAGAGCTTCACCACGGATGAACTCACCACTGGTTTCTGTGATTAGGGCAGTAGTACCACTTACACTACGGACAATACCAGAAGCATTGGAGCTTAGACCTTTGACTCTATAACCTTCTAATAGAATTGTGGATACATCTACGTTTAGAGTGAGCTCAGTGAAGATCTGCAAGTCATATAAGTATAGATCCCAAGGAGTGGCTGCACTACCATAAGGAGCATCCTCTAGAGAGAAGCTATAAACACGGGCTTCACCAATTAGCTCACCTGGGGTTGTGGTGCCGTCTTTACGAGCACTGCGTAGCTCTACAATGTTATCAGCTTTGTCTAGACCAATAGCAGGTACACCTTCGACATTGTTGACGATGTACTGGGTGCCCATTTCGAATGGGATTGCAGTTGACTTTACAGTCTCAGTAGTTCTTGGTTTAGGTGCGTCTAGGTTAACTGTACCCGCATTCTTAACGTCATAACCACGGACATAAGCCTTACCAGAAGATACCTTAACAGTGACTAGATCTTCTGATGGGGTGTTGCCCTGATCGGTGGTTTGATTTTCTTCGTAGATACCACCATTTCCGAGACCATCGTTCAATGACTCGTCAATATCTACATTTAGACCATTTACAACATAGTCGCCAGACTCGTCATATGTTCTCTGGGCGAAGTAGTCCTTAATAATGTTGTAGTCACTTTGCTCTTCTAGCTTCTTGACTTCACCATCCTGGACACGTAGGAGCTCAACGAAGTTGCTATCGTTAAAGTCGTTTAGTGGCTTCTTGATTAGTGTGAGAGTTAGCTTTAGACGGTCTGCACCGGGGGCAGAGAAGTTGTTAAAGCCCTTTGCGTTGTCGTAGAGGCTTTCGTCCTGACCAGCAGTTACAATCTGCTCGGTGATCTGTAGACCAACGCGATATGAAGGGGTATTTACATAAGGCTCTAGGATTACGCGGCTAGAATTAACCTGAGCAAATACACCTCTTACGAAATAGATACCATCTGCAATTTGAGCAGCAGAACCAACAGCAGTTGCATTCTCTTCTACGGTTGTTGCAACTACACTGTTTGATGTGATAGTTGTGTTGCCATAGACGACAGGAGTCTCTGTAATTAGCTCTTCATTTGCAGAGAAGAAGTTGGAAATATCATCAGTTCCACTATCAGAATAAGTTACGAAAATAGTGGGATTATCAATGCCTTCAGCGGGTGGAATTAGATAGTCGATCACCTTAGCACGTACGCCACTGACCTCACCAATGAGCGTAGTACCGATTAATTCTTCCAGATACAAGGATACGTCAATACCACCCTGCTGTGGCTTAACGATAACCGCAGTATACTGTGGGTTATAGCTAATAGCACCAGGGATAACCATTGAGCCTTCTTTAAAGAAATGCTCACCAAAGTTACTAATCTGATTCTGTAGAATAGATTGTAGGGTGGTTAGTTCTCTAGCCTGAACTGGGAAGCCAGGCTTAAAGAGAACTTTATAAAAATCCTTATCCGCATCAAAGTCGTCAAAGTAAGGACTTGTATCTAGATTAATCTGAGACATTGTTTAGAATTCCAAGATGATCTTAACGTCTTCCTTCTGGCGTGGGTTACGAGGTACCAGAGGTCGGTTATCGAGATAAAGAATCTCTCCGCTAGGTTTATTTATCTCGCTTTCAGCGACGCCATTTGTGAACTCAACCCCAAGCTCAATGGTCTTACCACCTACAATTACAGTGGATCCGTTGAATGCAGTATCGACAGAGGCACTAAAACCACCATTCAATTCGCTGATTGGGTTGGTGTTTGACTCGAAAGCAACTTTCTTGCCGGAAGTAGAAATACCAACATAGTCGGTATTATCATATGTAATTGGGTTGTAGTATAATGAGCGATCTTGGATATACTTGAGAACTGATGTTTCCCGGTTATAAGAAACAACATAACCCCTAGCAATTCCCTCAGAAGTCTCCTGCTCGATAATAGAACCAACTTCAATAGTTCCAGTTGAGCCAGTTGTTAGTAGTTTTAGTGAATCTGCAGAAGTAAATGTATTCTCAGTAAATACGGTAGAAGAGTCTCTGATAGTTGGGTTCTTTAGGAGACCAATCTGAGCAAACTGTGTATCGATGGGGAAGTCTTGTGTGGAATCATCGAAACGAGAATATAGGAGAACTCGGTCAGTGCCTAGTTCTTCATAGATATCATAACCATGACCTCTTGATGGTGGAATGATAACATCTAGCTTAGCTGCAGAAGCGGCTCCACCAGAGGCAGCAGAACCATTAATAGAACCTAGATCAACTAGACCCCAGGTATAGTTCTTACCACCACGGGCAATTTGTGCATTAACAATCTGACCGGAGTTAACGTCAATAATTGCTCTGGCTCCATCACCATCACCAATAATGGCTAGCTCTTGACCAGCACCACCACCATAACCAGAACCAGGATTGGCGATATAAATCTGTTTTAATTGTGAATCATTTACCTGTGAATCACCACTCTCCCTAACAGCGGTAATTTGAGGTGAATTGGTAGTTAGCCAATCGTTTGGTACGGTAATATACTCTGTGCTATCAAACTTGATAACGTCAGCAGGTGAAACCGTGAAAAGATATTTCCAAATGTAACCATCTCCACTGGAACCTGCGGGTGAGGGCTCAGTATCTACAAAGTTGGGCTCATCTTCGGAACCATTACCCTTGGGGTTAGCACCAGAAGAACCATTGCTCAAACAGACATAGACACGGAACTCACTATTGATTACATAGTAGTTTGCGTCGTAGAGGCGGGTAGCACCAGTATTAGGTGCTACATTATTTACGCTATAGTCATCCCTATACTGCTCAAAACGAGTACCTTTTACCCAATCAATACGGCGGATTACTCGACGCACGTTTGATGGAGTAATTCTACGACCATACATCATAGTGTCGTAGCAGTGACGAACATATGAAAAACTATCCACTGGTGAAAGTGGATTTGTATTCCAAGTCGGAGAACGACCATATCCATCGCCGATTGGGTTTGGGAGACCAACGAAGATATAGTATGAGTTCTCTGGATCCTTTACAGATTCGACGAAATTATCAGCATTAAACAACCTAAATTCGTCAGTAATTAGAGCAGCCATTGTATAATCAGGGAGAGATTTATAAGACCTTTCAAGTATTTATAAGGTCTTATAAAATCCCCCTATCCGATTATACGATGATCTTAGCAATACCACCCTTACCGCGTAGACCTTCACTCGTTCTTGTGACCTTTGGATAGTTGATCATATCCGGAGTGAATTGTTGGTCTTCAATATCAGTGTATGCTAGTGATCCCGTATCAGGCTCTCTTGTTAGTTGTGCAATCCTACCCCAGCTTAGTGATCCTAGGTTTTCACCTTCGAAGATTACACCTGATGGTAGATTTGGATCACTGATTGGACCCTGGATGCGACACGAAATCCTTCCGATTGTGGTTCCGTTAGATGCCTCCCTTACTTCGTAGATTGCATCTGAGAAGTCTCCAGCCACACTGACGATTTGACCTGTGTTCTGGCGAGTGGGGATTAGTCCACCAGCATCACCGGGACCAACTACAGTATTAGAGATAACCACAGGATATCCAACTAGTAGCTCTGGTAGTTCAGGTGCCTTCTCGATATCAACCTTATAGTGGAATACCATTGAGTTGAAACCGCCGCTTCCTGGCTCTGCACCACTTCTATATTCAATGCCCGTAATGATTCCAGAGAATCCTTGGACGATGGGAACAACATTGATGTCCTCATATTGAATATCCACGTCTCTTGCAATTGCAAGGGCAGGAACGTCAGTAGTGTAACCAATGCCGGGGTTGAAGATAGAGACACTATCAATTGTACCTGTGTTTGGGTCGTTGATAATAGCGCGTGCGAATGCTCTTGTGCCGTTAACGTCAACTGGCTTGGAGATTGCAATGTCGTTGAATGGGAAGTTGTAACCTTTACCCCCATCTAGAACATCAATAGAACTCACTCTACCGCTGTTGTCTACATTGACCTGTAAGCTTGCTGGCTCAAATTCATCAGCGAGTGTCTTGACGATACTTACGCTGAAGTCATTGTTAAAACCACCCTCCTCAGTTTCGTATTTGAATAGATCAGTTGTGCTCAAGAACAATTCTGATGAAGTTGCTGATGCATTTCTGATGATGCGTGCCTGTGGTTTAATGATTGACTCTAAGCTGTCTCTTGTCTTATAGACTGGGAGGCTGTAGATGAAGATGTCTCTCTTCTGCTTATCCCAAGCAAGCTGTCTGGGCTTAACTGTATCAAGATCATTGTTACCTACGTAAAGGTTTGTTCTCAATGTATCTGAAGCAGCAATTTCGGTAGCAGTTCTGATATCCTGTGTTTGAATATCATCATTGTTAGC